CTTAGCCTCTGAGGTGACAGATGAGTTGTTAAAGCATAACCCATCCATTAGAAGTAGCATCCTCTCTGCTATGCAAGAGAGTGATACAGACTTGTCTAAGTTTTCTCGTATGGTTAATTCATTGAATGTGGCACAAGATGCTTTCTTTAGAAAGGCCATCTTTGCTAACTCAGTGGAGAAGAAGCTTAAGGGTGTAGGCTTAGATATGTATCAGCTTATTGCTGATGGTAAAGTTATTCCTGCTGACATTCTCAAAGAAGCAGCAGACGATACTCTGAAGGCTACATTCTCTTACACACCTAAGATACCTAAGGGTGGTATTAAAACATTTGAGGGTGGTGCTGAAGCTGTAGGTAACTACTTTGTTAAAGCTGCAGAGATTCCCGGTGGTAGTTTGTTTGTAACATTCCCCCGCTTCATGACCAATGCCATTGCATTCCAATACCGTTATAGCCCATTGGGTGGTATTGCTGGTGCAGAAGACATTCTTAGAGGTTCTAAGATGTTAGCTAATGGTGACGCAGGTGGTGCTAGTCTCATTAGAAAAGGACAAGAGAACACAGCTAAAGGTATTGTAGGTACAGCAGCTCTACTTTCTGCCATTGACTATCGTGAGAACAATCAAGATGTTGAGTGGGGTATGTGGAAAAGAGAAGACGGTACTACAGTGGATGTTCGTGGTGTGTTCCCTCTTGGTCCTTTGTTAGCTATGGCTGATGTGGCAGTGAAGCATAAGCGTGGATTGTCTGCAAAGACAGGTGATGCGTTTGAAGCTATCATTGGTATGAAGATGCCATCAGGTACACAGAATCAATTCATGGATCAACTCATCTCTGCTGTCTCTTCTGAAAGAGATGTAGAGAAGTGGGCTGATAAGATGGGTAAAGTGGCTGGTGACTTTGGTGCTAGGTTTGTATCACCCTTCATTGTTAAAGACATCTTTAACATGGTTGATCTGGTTCGTGAAGGTGGCTCTGTTGCTAGAGATCCTAATGTCATTACATCAGAGAAGCCAGCAGATAGAATATTAGAAGCAGCTAAGAATAGAATTCAGGCTAAGATTCCTGTTATTAAAGAAGAACTACCTGAAACTATTCCTCGTGTAAGACAAGGACCAGTATATAAAGAAGGCGAATTCTTTAACAACTTGGTAGGTATTCGTATCACACCTGAGAAGACACCAGAAGAGACTGAGCTGGTCTATCTTGGTATTGATCCATATAAACTGTATGGTGCTTCATCAGGTGATAAGGAATATGACAGAGCTTATGTACAAGAGGCGAACCCATTAGTCATTGCCACTATTCAAAGAACAATGATGAGTCCTCGCTATCAAGCTTTGCCTGAGATTGAGCAGAAGCAAGCTATTGAGAATGTAGTTAAGAACATTCTTCCTGTAGCTAGACAACTCACTGATGCTAAGTTTATGCAGGAAGATCTTGTTCGTGTATACAAGATGAAGTTTAACAAACTCACTGAAGACACTCGCAAGATTATCAATAGTAGATATGCTGCTGAGCATGGTGGTAAAACATTGGAAGAATCCAATGACTACATGAAAGTACCTGAGTATGCTGCTAGGATTAAAGACTTGCAGTTTGCTACTGGTGGTGTAGTTGCAGGTAAGATTCTTAAAGCTGGAGCTAAGGCTGCTGCATCAGGTACTGAAGCAATGCTTGAGAAGATCAGGAAGGTAAAGAATCCTGAGGCTATTGTTGCCACTGAGATTAACAATGTTGTTGAAGACGCTTTGAATAAAGCTGACCTAACAGCTCAAGCTATTCCTACAGCTCCTAAGGAAGGTGCTGCTACAGTTATGGCTAAGAAGCCATATGTTAAGAACAAGTATGGTCCTGCTGTGTCTGAGCCTAAGCCTGTTGATGCAGAGATGGAGAAGCTGGTAACAGAAGCTGAGTCTACATTCACTCCACCACCTAAGGTAGAGCCTGAGGTGTTACCTGAGATTAAGACAGAACTTCCTATGGAAGCACCAATGTCTCCATACATGAAGGAACTGTCTGAGATAAATCTTAACAAACCTAAGTTTGGTACTGGTTTAGAGACAAGACAAAACACTCTTGCTGCGTTGAAAGACTTACGCACTGACTCTTTTGATAAGCTTATTGAGATGCCTAATGTGGCAGGTAAGATTGAGGATGATGTTATTGCTGTAGCTCAAGGTGAATACAGAGCAGCTAAAGGTAAGGAAGTGGATGTTAATGATCCAAAGTCTGTAGAAGATTTTGTTTCATTCTCTATGCCATTGCAAAAGAAGCTGGATGATTTGCGTGTTAAGTATAAAGATAGACCACCAGTAAATCTCTATCATGGAACAGAGACTAATGCTGATGACATTTTGAAAAGAGGCTTTGATGATCCACAAAGTAGATCTGATTCATGGCATTCTGAGTTGAATGTAGGTGCTACCTCTTTCACTAAAGATCTTAGATTTAATTTTAGTGATAATAGATTTGGTGGAAAGAATCCATCTAACATCTTACAAACATCTATCCCATATGCTGATTATGAGTTTAGAAGAATCAACATGCCAATGGAGCAGTATAGAAAAACTGTTGGTAATGGAGACATGAATACCATTGCTCGTTCTATCACTGGTAGTCCTACTGTTGCTAGACCATTAGGTATTCCTCGTTCTCTTGGTTTGAAAGAAACAGAAGATGCTTTCACTGAAAGTGAGAAGCTTACTCTTAGCAGAAACATGAGAGAGACAGAGAAGAAGATTCCTCTGGCTGAACAACAAGACAAAGTTAAACGCATGGCTATGTATAAGTTGCAAAGCATTAAGGATGATTTCCTTAATCCAGAAACCATGAAGCCTGTTAAAGAAGGTGGTAGAGGTAGTGAGGAAGTGCAAGCTTTGAATGCTTACAGAACCCTTCGTAGCATTATCAGAAATGAGTTTAGAGAGACAGGTGGTGCAGCAGCTTTAAAGGCTGGTGAAACTCCTATCATTAAGAGCAGCCAAACTACAGCAGGTAGACTGAAGATGTTTGCTAAGAACCAGTCTGATATCTACATGGAAGTAGATGACTTCATTCCTAAAGTCATTAATACTCTTGAGAAAGTTGGTAGTAAAGATAAGGCAGAAGCTTTGAAAGTATTGGAGAACCAATTCAAAGTGTTGCGTAAGTACAACGTGGGTATGGAGACACCAAGCTCTGTGTTAAAAGATATTAACAGAGAAGAGATTAAAGCAGTAGATGCTATTAGAGACTTGGTAGGTGGAACCTACAGAGATAAAGAAACTAAGAAGAGAATCGGCTTGGCTAAGGGAGGTTTAGCCAGCCGTAGATAGTGGTATGCCTGAAGGGACTCGAACCCCTGACCTACAGCTTAGAAGGCTGTTGCTCTATCCAGTTGAGCTACAGGCATATGTGAGATAGTCTATCAAGAGAGACCTTGTAAAAGAGTTCTCCTTGGTAGACATATTTATTTCTAGACTCTTTAACTTCTGAGTCTAATACAGCAGCAGCTTCGCAATGAAACAAGGCTGTTCCATCTTTGTTAACAGAGAAGAAGTATGTAGGTAGCTCTTGTGTTAAAAGCTTCTTCTTCCTAGCAGGTACATTCAAATCTTCATAGGGAAACTCTACAGTTTTCCATGACAGTCTGACTTCTACCTCAGCATATCCAACCAACACATCGTCTTTGTATAGATGTAAGTCAACCCCATATCTATTGGGATTATCCCTAGCTTCCATATCCCAAGAAGAAGAGACGTAGCTCTTAACTACATCTCTTCCAAACTTGTCGTATGTGTCGTGGAGTTCTTTATCGAACCGCTTGGTAGCCATTGAGTCTTTCAATGTTATCGAAGTAGCCACGGTCAAAACCCCGCTGCCACTCTTTACCTGCCACGGATACTGGATCGTATTGATTCACAATCCATCCGTGTCTGAAAGCTTTATAGCCCTGTTCAAATTGAATACGCAATGGTGCAGATCGCTCAGACTTGACTTGCATGTTATTCCCCTGTAGGTTTGTTACCTTTAACGAGTTCACCTATCTCTTCAAACTCACCAATGTAGATACTAAGAAAAGGCAACTTGATTAGTATACCACTATAAGAAAACAATTTATCATTATCACTACCATCATCGATGATGTGACAGATGGTTTCATTGAACTCAATATCGAGTCCAATGCCTTGTCTAATATCTACAACTATCATGCGGCTTTCCCCCATACATCATCCCATGTACCAGTGGTAGCACCCTTGCTATAGTCTGTTACACGCTGTTCAAAGAAATTGGTGTGGCTAACACCAAGCATACCGTCCACCCAAGGCAGAGGATTCTTCTTGATCTTGTAGATGCCCTTCATCCCCATAGAGATAAGTCTGCGATCTGCAATGTATCGAATGTATTGCTTCACTTCTTCTTTCGTAAGCTTCTCGACCTCGACCATCGAAAAAGCCAGATCCACAAACTGATCCTCCAGACCCACCATTTGATCTGCAATCTCTTTAATGCGATCCGAAGTCGTTTCATCCTGATGGTGCTTAACATACTCACGGTAAACCTTAATCATACCTTCAGCATGCTGAGTCTCATCCACTATGGACCAAGCAATGATCTGACCTAGTCCTTTGAGTTTACCATTCCTTGCGAAGTTGAGCAACATAACAAAGCTAGAGAATAGCTGCATGCCTTCACCAAAGGCAGAGATGGCAGCAATCTTCTCAGCCATCGGTGCTTGGTTCAGGTTGTTAATGTAGTCATGCTTCTCCACCATTTCTTTGTACTGGAGGAACTCATTGTAGGTAGACTCAGGCAAGCCCAAGGTTTCAATGAGGTGAGCATAGGCTGCTACATGCAGGGCTTCCCTACTTGCAAAGCCACTCATCATCATTCGTACCTCAGGCTGCTTGAACACTGGGATGTAGTGGTCATGATAACCACTGCCAATGTCCAAGTCACCCTGCACAAAGAAGCGTAAGATTTTAGTAAGGAACTCTTGTTCCTGTTTGCTCAGCTTCTTGTAGTCTTTAACATCCTCAGACATTGGTACTTCTGTATGAAGCCAATGGCTTTGCTCATGTTGCAGCCAAGCATCATAAGCCCAAGGATATTTGAAGGGCTTGAATGTTGTACGCTCTTGCGTGATATCTGATTTTGTCTTTACCATATCAACCTTCACATGCTAAACAAGTATCACCATCTGCCACCGTCTTGAGATCAATCTCATCTTCAATACGCTGACGCTTAATCTGAGCACCCACTTTATCTGCCTTACGCACCTTCTCAGAACGAAGATAGTATAAGCTTTTCAGTCCACTCTTCCAAGCAAGGAAGTGAATGGCATGTAGATATTTAATGGATACATTGGCAGGGAAGAACAGGTTAATGCTCTGGCCTTGGTCAATGTATTGTTGTCTGTCTGCTGCTAGTTCAATGAGCCAACGCTGATCAATTTCCATAGCAGTCTTAAACACTTCCTTCACTTGCTCAGGAATGTCTAGATGCTGTACAGATCCTTCGTTGCTGATGATGGATGCCCATGTATCATCATCATCCATACCCAGTGCAGCAAGCTCTGCCTTCAAGAACCTATTCTTATAGACGAACGCTCCACTAAGTGTGTCCTGCCTAAAAACATTCGCTCTGTACGGCTCGACTGAAGGGCTAGTATTGCCCATGATAAGACTGCTACTGGCATTAGGAGCAATAGCAGTGTGATGACTAAACCTTCTGCGAACAAGACCATGACCAGCATCGATGCAACTGCCACGCTGTTGCTCCAAGACAGAATCAGCCCGTAGACACGAAGCATGTATATGCTTAAATATTTCATTGTTATAACTCTTAGCCATCACACCATCGATGGCAATACCTTTCTTCTGTAAAAAAGCGTGGAAGCCGAGAGCACCTACACCGATGCTACGCTCCATCATCGCACTGTACTTAGCTCTTGAAATTGTCTTAGGTGCTCTATCAATAAAGTATTGCAACACATTGTCTAGCATTTCCATAACATCCAAGATGAACTGCTCATCCTTCTTCCACTCATCGTAGTATTCTAGATTGAGTGAAGACAAGCAGCACACTGCTGTTCGTTTCTCATTTGTTGGTAAGAAGATTTCTGTACACAGATTGCTGCCATTAATCTTCAAGCCTTTCTCGCTCAACCACTTAGGCATAGCCTTGTTAGCTGTGTCAATGAACACCAAGTATGGCTCACCTGTTTGCATACGCAGATCCAAGATTTTCTGCCATAGATATTTAGCTGACACAACATCAACAACTTTACCATTGGCAGGATTCTTCAGCTCAAAGCTGTCATCAAAGTCTGGGTCTTTCATCGCCTTCTCAATGATGGTCATGAACTCATCAGTGATGTTGATGCCGTGATGCAGGTTTAGTGTGCGTACATTCTGATCACCAGTAGGCTTACGCATCTCCAAGAACTGGATGATGTCAGGGTGATGAATGTCTAAGTAAGCAGCATAGCTACCTCGTCTTGTGCGACCTTGACGGTAGGCCAAGGAGCTTGCGTCATAGATTTTAAGGTGAGGCATAACGCCAGTAGACTTATCATCACCGTTACGAATCCCAACATGAACACCAACGCCTCCTCCAAACATAGAGAGCCAGTTAGTTTCTGATAGGTTATCGACCAAACCTTCTGCACTATCATCCATGTAGTTAAGGAAACAGCTAATAGGGAGGCCACGCTTAGAGCGACCAAAAGATAGAATAGGAGTAGAGTAGCTAAGCCAATGCTTGCTGCTGTATTCGTACAGTCGCTGAGCATGTTCTTGATTTGATGCAAACGATTCAGAAACATATGCAAATCTTTCTTGTGGGCTAACCTCTTCCTCCTTCATGTAACTTTCTCTCAATCTCTGAATACCTAGTTCATCGAACAATGCATCACGAGATAGGTCAATGTTGACCTTATACTTTGCCATATAAATACTCCTGTTATGGTGGGAAAAAAGGGAGCCGAAGCTCCCGTAAAAGAAAAGGTAGTTATACCTTAGTTGGCTACTGCTTGCAAAATACTACTTAGGTATTAGCGGTTGTCACCGCTGCCACCAATAACTTGTCTAGACTTTCTGTCTTCTAGTTTCTGTAGGTTTGCCTGACAGATATCTGACATGTAGAGATCGTGGTCTGTGGCAATGGCTGCTACCATCCACATCACATCCCCTAGTTCCTTGGCTAAGGAGGCTTTAAAGCCATCGCTATCGTGAGTTAGGTCACGGATACGCTTAGCTTCTAAGGACATCACCTCACCCGCTTCTGCTGCCAGATTAAGGAAGGCATATTGTTTGTTAGCTGATGACATGCGATATGCCATAGCTGCTTTCTGGTATGTATCAAGCCACATGATTTGATTCAAAGAGTGAAGGGAATAAGTTTGTAAGCACTACCTTACATTGGTCTGCCACATCACGATGTTCTTTCTGTGTTGCTTTGTCACAGCGAATATCAACATAGTGCATCCAACTTCTAAGTGTACCATTCATATACATTCTACTGGTAGTTAGACCTTCAGGCAACACCTTTCGTGCTACCTCCTTAGCTATACCCATACCCAATGCAGTCTCATAGGAACGCTTTGCAGCCACTAACACATCTGTCTGTAGCTCATCCCATACCTTGATCAATTCACGGTCTTGTACAGGGATAGAGTTCTGTCTATTCTTATTATCCTGTAGTCTTGCCTCACTGATTTCATAGCGTGAGGAAATGGCATAGCGTTGTGAGAATTCTTGGAAGCTAAAGCTACGGTGACGCAAGATCTGACGAGCAATGTCACGAGTAGTTTCAATTTCCATACAGACATTGACCATCTCGAAGGGTGACCAGTGTTTGTTATTCATCAAATACTTCAACAGCTTAGGTGCTGTCTCAGGGTTGTCCTGATTCTCAGGGTTGCTCACCCTCGCCATGTACGCTATCAGGTGTTCCGCATTCGGTGTTGCCCAGATCAGTGTTACCGACATATTTAGCTCCTTCATTAATGCCATTCTTAATGGCTGTGATTATACCAAGATTGAGTAGGAGGTTACGCTCTTCCCATGTTAAGTCGAAGTTGTAAGTGGCACTACCATCATCATGTTCTTCTAACATTTCTACATTCATTTCTTTTTCCTCTCTGCTTTCTCTTCCTCTGTCTTCACCTTGTGACAAGGCTTACACAACACTTGAAGGTTCTCTATCTCACAGAAGATGCGATCAATGAATGAGTCCCATCCAACAAACCCCACCTTAGGATCTACCACTGGCAACACATGATCTACCTGTACATCGGTAGCAACAAAGTGCTTCTTACATTTAGCACATTTGTAATGCATTGCCAGCTTGCCTGTCTTCTTGTTAGTCTTCCTACCAACGAACGCTTCTTTCAAAGCCTTGAACTTAGGAGGCCAACGCCTAGACGCAGCTCTCAGTGCTGAGGTGACAAAGCTTCTAAACCTAGCGTCTGTCCACTCACCACCATTTCTTTTTTTGTTATCTGCCAATTGGTGTATCTACTAAATGCGACATGTCAGCAGCATCGTAATGCACAAATAAATCCCTAGCAATTGCTAAAGCTTCGTCAATGTCCAGAGCAACAAACTCAGACAAGTATTTATCGTACTCCCCTTCAGCCACATGCTCAACAACAAAGCCATTGCTTGCCTCTCTAATGGTTACAGAATTAACTTTCATTCTAGTCCCTCGATATCTACGAAACGAAAGATAACATCCTGTGCATCCATTCGTTCCAACGAAGCAGTTAAGTTTTCAGTGATGGCTTCACTCAGCACTTCTTCATTTAAGTAGACATTGGGCAGGTCTTCAGGTTTAAAGAACACCCTAAGGTTGATGTCAACTGCAATCATAATTGTTCCAATCTTTCTTCTACCAATCTGGCATAGCCAATGATGTCATGCCATGAGTCATGATACCAAGGATCACCATTAACAATGCGAGAGATTTTGTTACAGATGAGATCAAGGCTTTCCTTCATATCATCATCCATCGCATTCCATTCAGCACCAGAACGAAGGGTGTCTTTCAAAGCTTGTGAAACTCTGGAGACATCATTACGATAGTCACCATACCTAGTGCCTCGCTGTGCCAGTGTGTCATCTACATTCATTGCATACCTCCCACTGTCTTTGTATCCACAGTGAAGCTGCCATCGCTAAAGCTGTCATGGTCTGAGTTGTATAAAAAGTCACCAACATCAGCAAACACTTTGCCACAATATTCAACAAGCTTATCCGCAAGCTTATCGTCTTCTTGCATATACTGCACAGTTGCTGCCAATATCATAGCCATACCAATGAGATTGTCTGCATCATCTTGGCTAATAGTGAGAGGACCAAAGCCACTAACTAACACATTGAATGTGTTTGTATATCTACCATCCACAATATGAGGACGGAGAATTAGTGCAATGTCATTAGGCTTTAAGCTTGTGGAGGAGTCCATATCTGTCCTTCATATCTGCGTAAGAAAAGAAGCTGAGCATTTTCTAACACACGCTCAGCATTACCCTCATAAGCTTCCAACACTTTGTTGTATAGCTCAAGTTCATTTGTTGTGTCCCCAATTATTTTGGCTGCTTTCACTGGACCAACACGGAACAATCCTTTGATGTTATCAGCAGCATCACCTGTCAGCATCTGCGTGTACAGCTTTACCAAAGCTTCCTCTGGTTTGATGTAATAGCCTAGATGTTTAACAAAGTTGTAATGCCAACCAACAATCTGATCTAAGTCTTTGTCTAAAGACACAATGACACAATTGTCACCAAGCCTTGTAGCTTCAATGGCAATTGCGTCATCGGCTTCCTGACCATCAGAGATGGTGGCTCCCCATTCTTTTACCAAATAGTTTCTAAGGAAAGCTAGATGCTTTGGCTTAGGCTTGTCTACTCTGTTACCTTTGTATGGTACGGTGGTAGCTATCTGATATCTGAAGTTGTTCTTACCAGTTAAGAACATGTGCCAGTCATCTACGAAACAATCAGGATAGATGTTATCAACACCGCACATGAGGACATCAACTACTAAACGATCCAGTGTTCGCTGTGCCGTTGCTTCGTCTTCATCCTCACATGCAGATGCTGCTCGATATGCGAAGATGTCGCTATCGAACAAGGCTTTCATTTACAGCACATCCTCATCGTCTGCACTGATACCACTACCTGCAGCATACTCAACCAAGTCAGTGATGACCAGCTTCTTCAACGAAGGGCTAACACCTTTCTTGTTCTTGTATGTCCAAGAGTAGCTAGACACCAAAGCCTTAGCCTTACTACCGTTGCCAATGGCTTCGGTAATCTCATCATTGTCTGTATCAAAGACACGGATAGGCTTCTCTGATTTGCATGTGATGTAACGACCCATGTCAGACTTCTTGTCTTCACCAGTCTGAACACTGATGCCCATCTCTTCCAATGCTTCGACAGCAGCATCAGACAAGTTGCACAAGTTAATCTGGAACTTACCAGACATGTCGTTCACCTTGTTGTGCTGACACCAGAAGACATCAGCCTTCAATTTAATTGCTTTCTTTTCTTCACTCATAATTTTCTCCAATATGAAAACCCACCTCTATCGTTAGTGGCACTCACGCCAGTTGTTGCCAACCTTACCTTCGGCATCCACTGGACACCGGAAAGCTAAAGCTTCACCTGCCTTGGTTGCTGCTTGCTCGATGAGCCTAGCTGCTTCCTCTGCCTGATCTTCTCTCACTTCCCATTGTGTTTCGTCATGAACAAACGCCAACAGTTTAGCATTTATTCCCTTCTCTTGCAACAGCTTTGTTGATTCAACAAGCCACTGCTTAGCAATGATAGCACCTGCACTTTGCAACAATGTGTTCAATGCTGCATGCTCAGATCTAACCCACACTCTGCGACCATCCAATGCAGGGAGGTGACCCTTAGCCATCAGCTTAGATATCTTCTTCTTCAACTCAGCTAGGCCGGGTGTGTTATTGATAAAACTATCAATAAGTTTCTTGCCTTTGCTACTGTTACCACCAACAATCGATCCTGCCTTGGCAGCACCTGCACCATACAACACACCATATGTCAGGGTCTTGGTAGTGTTCCTAGCTTTCTTGTGCTCAGGATTGTTATCGTCCTTGACAGTACCCTTCTCCACCAAGCCAAAGCTCTGTGCATTAAACCAGTGGATGTCACCCTTAAGCAACTCATCAATCCATTCCTGATCCTTTAGGTAGTGACCTAAGCAACGAAGCTCAATACCTGAAAGGTCAACACCTACCTGCTTGTATCCAACAGGCACACGCCACATCTCTCTGCACTCAGCACCGAAGGGACTACCCACCGCAGGAACCTGTGCCATGTTAGGACTACTGTGTGTAGCTCTGCCTGTCACTGCACCATTGGTAGTGACTCTACCGTGTACCCTACCGTCATCGCCTACCAGTTCCAACCAACTGCTGATCTGAGCCACACGCTTTTGAATCATTAAATACTCAGCCACCAGCTTAGCCTCAGGCAGATCAATCTTCTCAAGCACAGCTTCATCCACAATGACATTGCCTTTGTCTGTCTTCTTTGTAAAGACAACACCAAGCCCTGCCAATCGCTCAGCAATTTGCTGTCTACTTCCGGGATTAAAAACGGTAATCTTATCCTTCAGTTGCTTGCCT